AGTTAATGCACGTTTGCGGAAATTACTATCTACTGCAAACCACTTTTCAGTAATATGAGATGTTTGTGCAACTTCACGTTCTACATTCCCTACTGCTTGACGGTTTTGAATTTGTCCTTCACGAGCACCTGTTACACCAGCTAGTTTACCTAAAGTATTCTCAATATCTAGTAGTATATTAGTATACATTTGAATAGCTTGAGGATCACCTATTTGCACATTAGTTGCAGTAAGAGTATTAAATGCTCCTGCTGACTTACCTTGTGAAGGCCCTTTTAAAATTTCATTTGTAGGGTCTAAGAAACCAAACTTATTAATAGTAATGTATCTCATCCATTCATCAGGCTCCCAACCTGAAGGAACCATAGAAGCATTAATTGCTGCAAAGTTTCCTTTATATGTAGCTATTTCAAGTTCACGTTTATAATAAGCAATATCATACGAATATGCCATTGGCTTCATAACATCAGTAAGAGATTGTACTTTGTAATCATTTGTACTATTTACTGTTCCAACATAAGGAGGACTTCCTTTAGATTTGTTAGTTAACGATTTACCAGAATAAGGAAGTGGTCGCATAGTAACATAAATATCATCACCAATCTTAGTTCCTTCTAACCATTCATTGACCCATATCCATTTTACTTCTTCACCCTCATCTTTCTTAGCAATATATTTTTCATCAACATAATCAGATTGTTCGTCACCATCTTCATCGTAATATTTACGTTTTCCAATTTTACGTCTTGATCTCCAACATGTCCTTACAACTCTTACATTACCATTAGTATCAAATGCACCACCAAAAGTCCTAGTACCTAATTCATTAGGATGAAATAATTGAATGGCATCTTCTTCACCAAAACGATCAAATATACTAATATCTCTATTTAACCCTATAGCATTAGATGAGTGAGCAGATGTACCATTTTCAAGAAAATTAATATCTTTATCTGTTAACTCATCCCAGTAATCATCAATTACTTGACCTACTGATAAATAATCGTATTCAACAATTACATCTGAATCTTCAATATACATTGAGTTACCTCCTAGTGTATATAGATTCATAGGGTTTACTCTACGCATTACAGGTTCTCCACCAAGTACACCGCAGTATACAACTTGTTCACCTGCTACAAGTAAATCCTCAAAAGTACGTAAAAATAAAAAGTCTAGACTTCTTTCTTTGTACTCTCTTTTTAATATTTTATTAGCTGTTATTTCAGCAATGTCTTGAAATTCATAACGTGAATAACTATCAAACTCTTTTAATTCACGTTGAATTTCTTCTTCTGACTTAGCTTCACCTTTAATAATATCAGTAAGCATTGCATCCATTTTTGCTTTCATCGTGTTATCTTTACGAGAAATTCCTTCTTGATCATTAGAAGAAAGGTATGCGCGATATTCTTTTTTTCTTTTTGAGTACTCTCCAAGAAGTAAATTAATTTTACTATTTTCAATTCCAATATGTTGGAATGTTGCTGGCATAGTATCAAGATCTAAACTATCAGGATTAATTTTTCTTTCAAAATCACTTTTATTAATAATATTAGCTCTTAAATTATAATTAGTTCTTTTGTTTGCAAAAGATGCTCTAAGGTCAGAATCGCTTGAAAGGATGTTTTCAGCATAGTCAATATTATCCTTAAACCATTTAGTAGTTTTTTTATCATCCGCTAGTTTTTGTCTAGGAAAATTTATAAACCCTTGTATTTTAATGCCTGCTTCATTAGCCATAAGAAATTGTATTTAAGTAACAAATTTAAAGATAAAAAATTTAAATTAACAATTATCTATCAAAATCAGAGAAAGCATTTTTGGATCCACTTCTTTTTAGCACACCTAGCCCTTTAAAATAGTCACTTTCTAAAAATGATTTAGTAGCTTCTACTTTTTCTTTAATATGCATTTGTGTAGTAGCATCGTGCCACATTAACATACCTAACGATGAAACTCTATCAAAGTTGCCATCAGGATTCCACATAATTAATTCTTTAATAATAGCTATAGAATAAATTGTTTCAATTACACGTTTTTCAGAATTTTGAGATACTTGCTCTAATAGCCAAGATTTAATAAAGTCACGTGCAGTTGAATTTACTTTTCCTGTTGCACTAATACCTTTAGAAGTATTAGTACCTGTTCTATAAGTATCAGAGTTACGTAATTGATAAGGTGTTTCAGCAAGTAAATATAATGATTTCTTTTTTTCAAAATAAGTAAATAGCCCAGGTAAGTTTTGCTCATACATTCCTGATGCATTAAAATATAATAAAAGTTTTCTACATGTTTCATAGAAATCATTAGGATCATCTGTACGTCCAGTATACTCTGCAACAATTTGACGAGTAAATCTATTCATTACCATAATTGATGGTAGAGAATCTGTAGTACTACGAGCTTTGTCCACGACATCCATCCCAGCTATGTAAGTTCCAGAAGGCACTATTCCAGCATCATTCTTTTGAGGCTTAACCCATATTTCAATACAACCTGTCTTTGGGTCATTTTTACTTAATGGAAAATTACGAATAGGTCGAGCATCCTGTATCGTTTGAAAGTTAACTTCATTTTGTTCATTAAATACTAAAGCCCCTTTAAATGAAGCCTCTGAATATTTTTTATATTTACCTCCTTCTACTTCCCCAAGCTGAGCTTTTAATTGCATTGTAGGAAAGTATGCTCCTTCAATAACTAAAAATGCTTCTGAAGGTAAGACTGGTCCGTTAATTATTTCAGTCTGATATACAGAAGGGTCATCTGATTTTTTAGCTTCATTCCTTACATGCTCAATGTATTTATTAGCTGTAAATTCATCAGTAATATAATTAGGCTTATCTTTAAATTCATTTAATGTTTTCCAAAAAGGAACAAAGTATCCTATGTCTCCTCTGTTTTCAAATACATCTTCAAATACGAGACATCTATAATCTTTAGGATTACGAAATACTGATTCAGCATATAATGCTGCTTTACCAGATACAAGTCCGCCTGTACCAAGAGCCCATATTACTAGACTCTTTTTTTGCTTTGATTGCTGAATAGCTTCAATTGCCCCCCAAGCTTCTTTAATATTATACATAAACCCAATCTCATCTAGAATACATAAGTTAGGTCGAGTACCATTGGCCGCAAGAGGATTATCTTTAAAGGTTCTGTGTCGAAGAAAAGATCCTGTTCTCGAAGTGTATTCTTTATTGGAAGCTAGTGAACCAGTATAAGATACCATTAATGGAGAAGGGTGATACTCATCAGCAGAAATTCTATATCCTCCAGGCAATAATTCAAATGATTTCTTTACTTTTTTAACTACTGGGTCAGTATATTTAGTATCAATAGCACCAATGATAGTATCAGATGCTATAAACTTTTTAGATTGTTTACGTTGAAAATAAACATCGTAGTCAGTAGCTCCATCAAATAAAAAATTGTGAGCAGCTATTCCAGAAGACCCATAAGTTTTACCACCACCCCTTGATTGAATACTAATAAGATGTTGTGCACTATTATTATATAATGGCTTGCCCATATTAGTACCATGATTTTTTCTTAAGTATTCTCGAGCAGGGATATATTTTTTACTATTAACTTCTGCTTCAGTAATACGATTAAGTCTTAAGGCTAATGCTTTTTCTGGACCATACTTTCTATCACATGTTTGGAATTTATCTTTTGAGAATCCTGAGAATCCTCTACATTCTTCATATATGTAATACATTTCCCAATCAATATCACGTAACCATGGTAAGCCAGTTGCTTGTGATACTGAGCTATCGTCTTCAAATAGTATATGATGAAAGTTTACATAATAATATAGTGGACCTGGCATCCATTTACCCGATGACCAATACCCTTCAATACATTTACGCTTTTCACCTTTCCAAAATTCAATACGTTCATAGTATTCTAAGTCTGGATGGAGATCTGGAATTTCTTCTAATATAAAGTTTGAGTTATTAATTATCATAATTCATCATTATCAGAAGCAGACTTTACCTTAGTTCCTTTTTTATGAATTAACTCTTCACCAAAATCAGCCTTTACTTTTTTGTAATCATCAAATAGTTTTGGTGTTGCTGCTAGCATTGCATCTAACTCTTTTAAAGACTTTGTATCAATGTCTTCAACATCTTTATCAACGATGAGTTCTGTATATAA